TTATAGCAATAGGCTTAATTGATCTCGCCCATAATGTGACGCAGGAAAAACACCCGTCGGTATAAATCCGGGGTCTAGCTTTTCCCTTCTCTCACGCCGGGTGACTATCTTTTCAACGCTGTTAAGCGTGGTGAATGACAGACCGCATTCCATATTCTGACATTGGTGATACTGTCTGATGGTGACTTCACTGAGTGGTTTACTGGTACGAGTACGAGCCGTAGCGCCGCAATGTGGACATTTGAACATAATGATGACTCCCCACGGGAGTTGAACTCGCCATCATTCTATTCAGTTTCTGCGATCCAGTCAGAAATTTTTGCTTCAAAGTTAAGCTGTGTAGTAAATCCATTGCCATCAACATCATGTTCTACCTTGCTGATTATCCAGTCTTGCGCGTCAATATCAGGTTTAAAGCCCGTCACCGTTGCATGCATTTCTGGGTACAAGTCAGCGCGGCCCCGCGTCAGGGTGATCGAAAACTCAGCCGCACCGCGTTGCAACTGCTGCCACTTTGCAGCCGCCGCACGCCTGGCAGCATCTTCATTCTGAAATGTCTTACGCATGATGAAAACATTGCCATCAGCACCTTCAATATAATCACCTTCTCGGCTGCTGCTCTTGTCGGCTTTTTTCGTTGATGCCCTGCGCTTTACGCTAACCTTTTTCTTTTTGCCAAAATTAAGATCCAACCAATACGCCCGCACGCCAGTATAAGAATCACGATCGGCAATTCTGAAACGGTGCCGATCACCGCTACTACGCGTGATTTCAATCGACGGGATTGGCTTACCTGATGCTGTGAAACCACCACCCGGCACGATAAACAACAAAGAACCATTTTTAACCGTGGCGATTGCCCCCAACATTTCCGCCATTCTGGTCAAAAATGACATATCACTTTCCTGTGTTTGGTCGGCGTGGTCTATGCCGATATTCATCAACATATCGCTGATTTGCGCTTTTAATCCGTATCGGTTAGCAATAGCAGACACAACACGTTCAACGGTCACATCATGCCAGGACACTTCCCGCTTAACGTTAAACTCTTCGCGGAAATCTGCGCTACGGGCTGTAACGGTTATGCGGTCAGGTGGCCCGCTATGCGCCACTTCATCAACGGTGTACACGCCTTTAAAAATCAACGCTTCCCCTAACCAACCCAACCACAAAGACAACGCCACCCCTCGTCCAGGCAATGCAACATCACCGGCGCTGTCGTCCAGTTCTAGAGTAAGCTGATCCGCTTCAAAACCTCGGTTATCCGTAAGGCTTAACGAAAGAACCCGATCAGCCAGTTCTTTTAATACCTTGTCGCCTATCTTGATACTGAATGACGGGCTTTTACACGCATCAGTAAACGTGTTGTTTACGCCCGTAACCGCATCAGAAACACTGTTACCTATTGCTGAAATACTCATACCCCCTCCTGTATGCCTGGATGATTCCACGCGGGCGCGCGATGAAAAATTACTTTTAGTTGTCAGAGAGATAGCACAACCGTAAACACGTGAACGCAGGCAATCAATCAGCAATTATGTTGCCGAACTCAACAAAACATAATGGTGACAAACATGTCTGAGACACGTTTTCACGGTGCTCGCACCAAAGAAGAAACCGATCTCGTTACGGCAATTAATGACATTGATTCCAGCGTCATTGGTGTGATTGCTGTGGCTGATGACGCAGACGAAGAAGCATTCCCACTTAATACTCCAACGTTAGTGACACGCGCTAAATCTATGCTGGGCAAGGCGGGTAAAACGGGATCTCTGTACAAAACGCTGAAAGCCATTTCAGACCAGTGCAGTCCGAAAATCATCGTGGTACGCGTAGCAGAAGCAAAAGCGCCTGAAGAAGGTGTTGAAGCAAAAACGCAATCTCAATTGATCATCGGTGGCTCTGACGCAGATGGTAATTATACGGGGATGTATGCCCTGCTAACGGCAGAACAAAAAACAGGATATCGCCCACGCATTCTGGCGGTGCCGGAGTTCGACACTGAAGAAGTAACATCCCAGCTTTGCGTTATTGCAAAACAACTCCGCGCGTTTGTTTATGCAAGTTGCAACGGTTGCGAAACCATTGCTGAAGCTCGCACTTACCGTGAAACCTTTGCATCACGTGAACTGATGGTGATTTGGCCCAATTACATTACCTATAACCAGGTATCAGGGAAAAATGAAGTTTTCCCAGCCCCCGCATACGCGGTAGGTCTTCGCGCATTCATTGACAATCAATATGGCTGGCATCGCTCGTTATCTAACATCGCAGTAAGTAATGTTCTAGGGATGTCAAAAGACGTTTTCTGGGCGCTGCAAGCAGAAGACAGCGACGCACAGACATTAAACAATGATGAAATCACCACCATCATCAAACGTAATGGCTTCCGCTTCTGGGGCAACCGTACCACTGACACCAATGAATTTATTTTTGAGGTGTACACGCGCACGGCTCAGATGCTGGCTGACACCATCGCAGAGGCACAGTTTGAAACGATAGATGGCCCACTGACCCCAACCAATGTGAAAGACGTGGTAAGCGCGATTAAAAAGAAACTCAGCGCGCTGGTCACTGCGGGCAAACTTATTGGCGCTGATTGCTGGTTTGACATTGTAGACAACGCAACTACTGACTTACGACAGGGGCAAGTTGTCATTCGTTACAAATACACGCCAATTCCACCAATGGAAAGTCTGACATTGATCCAGACATTCACCGATGAATACTTTGATCCTGCATTTTCAGCGCTTGGGGGTGAGTAATGGCAATTCCAGCAAAACTGCGCCTTTTTACCTGCTTTGTTAACAGCACGAACAACATCGGCAAGGTGACATCTATCACCCTACCGAAGCTAACCCGCAAAACTGAAGATTATCAGGGCGGCGGCATGATTGGTTCTGTTGCTGTTGACCTTGGTCTTGATGGTGGCGCGCTTGATTCAACAATGATTATTGGCGGTTTAGTCAAAGAATTGTTGCTTGAGTACGGCGGTGATCTTGATGGCACGCTTTTACGCTTCGTTGGTGAGTATTACACCTCTGGTGAAAGCCAACTTGTTGAAGTGGAAATGCGGGGCAAGTTCACTGAATTTGATGGTGGCGAAAGCAAACAGGGTGAAGACACATCTGTCACCTATGCCATTAAAAACACCTATTACAAGCTGTCAATTGATGACAAGCCTGTTTGGGAAATTGATCTTTTGAACTTCGTTTACAAACGTGACGGAAAAAATATTTACCCAGACCGCGTGACCTCTGCGCTGGGTATGGGTAGCTGATAACAACAATAGGCGCGGCATTATTTTAATGCCGCCCGGAGACATGAACGATGATTGAAAAAAATACTGTAACGCTGTCTAAGCCAATCATGCGCGACGGCAATGAAATTACCACTATCACCATCACCGATGAGGTGAAACAGGCTGGCTCTCTGCGTGGCCTGCGCCTGGTGAACGTCATGAACATGGATGTGGATAGCATCACGACATTACTCACCCGCTGCACGTCTCCGCGCCTCAAACAGACTGAGATCGCGGCAATGGCAACCACTGATTTTATTGTGTGCTGTGAGGTACTCACACCTTTTTTAGCGCCGCCGGAGCCTGGCACGAAGAACGAGACGGAGACGGAGAACGAGTAAACGCCCCGCACTTCGACCTGATCGATGATCTGGTCGCTGATATTGCAGTTATTTTCAACTGGCCGCCCTCAGAGGTTTTCACTATGTCCCTGAGTGAGGTGATAGCCTGGCGCGAGCGGGCGGCTATCCGAAGCGGAAACAGTGAAGATGAAAGATCTTAATATTCGTGTCGCCTTCAGCGGGATTGATAAACTCACCCGCCCGGTAAATGCCGCCCGCAATTCTGTGGGCGGTTTATCTGAATCTCTCAAAAAAACCCAGTCTTCAATTAAGGATCTGGATACCCAATCCCAGGCATTTACCCGCCTAAACGAACGCGTTAAAAAAACATCTCAGCAACTCGCCACCACACAGCGTGCATTTGATGGGCTCAATAAAGCCCAAAAGGACGGGGCAACGCTGACGGATGCACAGCGTGAACGCATGACCGCACTGGCGGCAAAAATAGATCGCCTCAGCGCCAGCCGGTCAAAAGAGACGGCAAAACTTCAGCAGGCAGCACAGGCATTACGCGCGCATGGCGTTTCACTCGCGGGTGGGGATCGCACTATCCAGAACGCAATTAGGCGCACTGAGCAGTATAACCAGACGTTAGAAAGAGAAAGGCGACAACTTGCCGCTGTAACGAATGCGCGCGCTCGCTATGACCGTCTCAGCGCTACTGCTGGCAATCTTCGCACAGGCGGGGCCGTTGCTGTTGGGGCAAGCGTAGGGGCTGGCTATGCCGCCGGGCGCTTTCTTGCGCCAGCCGTTGGCTTTGATGCAGAGATGTCACGCGTAGGCGCGCTGACACGTCTTGATAAAGGTGATGAACAATACGCTGCATTACGTGCACAGGCCAAAAAACTTGGTGCTGAAACAGCTTTCACTACGCGCGATGCCGCCAGCGGGCAAGCGTTTCTCGCAATGGCTGGTTTTACCCCCCAGGCTATTCAGGCGGCTTTACCCGGTGTTCTGAATATGGCCCTTGCCGGTGGCATGGAACTTGGTGAGACTGCCGATATTGGCTCAAATGTGCTCACGCAGTTCAAACTATCCTCAGACCAAATGGACAGAGTTGGCGATACGCTGACCGCCGCATTTACACGTTCGAATACCGACTTGCGCGCCCTGGGCGATACCATGAAATACGCGGGCCCAGTCGCTGCTGGTTTGGGCATTAGTCTTGAGCAGGCCGCAGCAATGGCGGGGATGCTCGCTAATAATGGTTTGCGTGGAAGTGACGCCGGGACAGCGATGCGAGCAAGTCTTTCCCGCCTAGCATCACCGCCCAAAGCCGCAGCTAAAGCCCTGACTGAACTTGGTGTTTCTGTTGCTGACGCGAATGGGAAAATGCGCCCGATGGAATCCGTATTACTGGATCTCTTTAAGGCTACAAATAAATTTGGTGATGTCGATAAAGTATCATTTTTCAAAGATATTGCGGGTGAAGAAGCCTTTGTTGGTCTACAAACACTGGTACAGGCGGCGGGCTCTGGCGAACTGCAAAAGCTAACAAAAGAGCTTCAGGGCGCAGCCGGTGAATCAGCCGCTGTCGCAAAAAAAATGGCTGACAACCTCGATGGTGATTTAAAAGAACTCGACAGCGCCTGGGAAGCTTTCCGTATCCAGATCGAAGAACTCGCAGATGGTGCATTGCGTAAATTAACCCAGGGGTTAAGCGGTACGATCGGGGTAATGACAGAGTGGGCGCACAACAACCCACAACTATCAAAAGCACTGTTAGTGACTCTCGGAAGCACCCTGGCACTGACCGCCGGAATTGGTGCAACCTCTCTCGCCATTGGCCTGTTATTAGGCCCGTTAGCAAAATTACAGCTCGGCTTTACCCTGCTAACTAGCGCAAGCGGGCTGGGTGGCGCAATCCCCTTGTTCACCCGCCTAGGTAGTGTGATTACCGGGCCACTCGGCAGCATTCGTGGCTGGGGTCATGCGTTTGGCATGATGGCAGGAAGCGCCGGAAAGCTCACAGGAGTATTGGCGCCATTACGGGGAATGTTAGCGGCAGCGTTTATTTCACCTGGTGCAGCGATTGGTGGGCTTGTTAAGGGCATAGGGGGCCTACTTCTCAGATTAACCGGCATACCCGCCATTATGGGGATCGCGTCTTCAGCGCTGAGTGTATTGGGTGGCGCACTTTCATTGCTGCTTAGTCCAATCGGCTTGATTGGCGCGGCATTTATCGCTACTGGATTACTGATCTGGCGATTCTGGGAACCCATCAAGGCGTTTTTTGCAGGCTTCTTTAGCGGAGTCATGCAAGCACTGACACCGTTCCGTGATGCTTTCGCTGGTCTTGCTCCCGTCTTTGGGGTGATCGCTAATGCCGTCTCGCAATTGTGGCAGTGGTTTACCAATCTATTTACCCCCATGAATGCCAGCAAAGAAACACTGGATAAATGCGCCAGCGCAGGGGAGACATTCGGCAGGGTATTTGGCTTAGCTATTCAGGGGCTTATGTTACCTCTGACCGGGCTGGCAAAAATGATTGGCTGGATACTAAAGAAACTCGACATCATCCCAGACGGCATTGATGCAGCGCACGCCAAAGCACAGGCGTTGGCAAAAGAGCCCGTTTCGTGGGAATGGGATGATAAACAGAAAAAAATGGTGCAAAAGGAATGGCACTGGTCACCCAAAAATGAAAACAAACCAGCCGCCCCCTCTGCTGCACCGCCATCCCCCGTCATTGCAGGGGAAACAGGAACCCAACGCCGCCTGCAAAAAATAGCTGAAAACACAGGCGGGATGCTCGATGAAACTAAAAAACAACGGATTGGCCCTGGCGACATTGTATTTAAAGACTTACCCCAGGCTATCGCCGTGCATGGTGCATGGCAGGAAGAACGTTCAACACCGAGTGAGAACCTTACACAACTTGGTGCATGGCAAAAAGAACGCCCAACACCGAGTGAAAACCTTACGCAACTTGATGCATGGCAAAAAGAACACCCAACACCGAGTGAGAACCTTACGCAACTTGATGCATGGCAAAAAGAACGCCCAACACCGAGTGAGAACCTTACGCAACTTGGTGCATGGCTGAAAGAGCGCCCAGCATCAGAGGCGAAATTAGCACAACTTGGCGCACGACCAATCATTGCCGCGGCCTCTACCCCTATAAAACCACCGGCAACAGCACCGGCAGTGGGGCAACTAGACAGATCTGAACGCAGAACCCAGGCGCAAGCCACCACGGAATTTAGTGAAATGCATGTTCATATACATCTTCACGGTAATTTCACTGATAACGAGCGCGATATTGCCCGCGCAGCCGCTGATGCAGTACAAACAGAATTTGATAAGCGTTTCCGTTCACGTAGCAGCTTCAGTGACAACGATTAAAGAGGATTGAAAAAATGATGATGGTCTACGGAATGTTTGTCTTTGAATTGAAGACGGTTCCCCACCAACAAATGCAGCAGTCAAAAACATGGCGACATGTGAAAAATGAACGCATAAACCGTTCTGCAAAATGGCAGTATATTGGCGTTGGTGATGATCAGATCACACTTTCCGGCGTGCTATACCCTCAGATTACAGGGGGGAAAGTTAGCCTTGCCGTACTTGATACACAGGCATACACCGGACGGCCCTGGCCTCTCATTAGCGGTACAGGGCAAATTTTCGGGATGTACGCCCTTACCCAACTACAGACCACACATACTGAATTCGACCAGTATGGAGAAGCTAAGAAAATAGAATTTTCAATTACCTTTCAGCGAGAAGATGAAGATCTCAGGGAAAACCTTCAGTCATCATCCGTGGGGGATTTACTCAACAACCTACAGAGCACAGCCAATTCAGCCTATAAGAGCGTAAGCACAGCCGCATCAAGCCTTTTTTAATCGTTTACAATGCCGCGCGACCTAGCGCGGTTTTTTTCTTCACCATTAGTTAGTGGATATTAAAAAAGCCCTTACGGGCTTTCTTTAGACTTATTTGACTTATTTCTGTGGGGGCCAATCGTTTACAACATAACCATTATTGACCGCTTCAATTAATAGCCACTGAGGTATATCGGGTAATTCAACAAAGGGCCACTCTTCAACTAATGGCCATTTCTTAAATGACTCTCTAGCAGCAATAAGTTCTGCCCGTTGGTTTTCAGTAATGTAATTATCATCAATAGAATAATCAGCCAATAAAAGGCGGTCAGTGGAAGCAATGAAAGCATCCCGATATGAGCGGGCGCGGGCTTTTTGCTGATCGAGGGAGACAACTACCGCAGGGATATCAATCCAGCACGGCTGACCCTTGTCAACGCCGCGTTGCTTTCCTTCTGGTGGCGTTCCTGAAAATTCTGCAAAGACTTCCTCACTCACTTCAATAGCATCATCAGGAAATGATCCGGCAGCTTTATAACTCTCTTTAATACTATCGGGATAAAAAGCAACTGTGCTTGGGCTAAACCATGTTTTCATGTTGACCTCAGAATCTAAATATAGTCCTGCGAGAGTACCAATCCAAATAGAACCAATCACCTCTAATGAGTTGTCTCAATACCTATACAATTAATCTCAAATACCGACACAAATATATTTATGGATCGATTTTCTATCTACCCAGTGCAAAAAGGCGCGTTCCGGCATTAGCAATTGTTGAGGCATTTCTAATGATGATTGATTTCTTTGAATCGGTTACAGCTACCGCATCTATTGCAAGAGAGATGGGTATTGTTCCATTATTAGAATTAGCCGGCGTAGCAATAACAAACAACATATTAGTAGGGAAAGGTATGGGATATAAAACTTCAAGCGATCCGCCAGCCGGTATTGCGTTAATCCCTGCACTTTGCATAATCACGCCGTTTGGAAATTTGCAAAACCCATTTGATCCATTAAAGGAACTTGTAAAAAAACTCATGTCAGGGATTTGATTTCCTGTATTTCCTACGGCCCGTTTAGCGGCGTCTCCCAAACCAAGGTTTTCAAAAACCTTAGCCACCAAATTTGCATCTTTAATTTCTTTCAATGCATTGGCAATTTGTAGGTACTGCTTATGCGGGTTTTTATCAGCCTCATGCGCCATCATCAAACCATCTGCATACTGGCGAACTTCGATTATCGCCGCATCAACATACTGACGAGTTGCAAGCACCACAGACGGATCAACCTTCAGGGTCACTGCGTCTGTACTTGATACAGTGAGAAGCATCCTAATAACCTGAGTACGTCCTGAACCTTCCTCCGTTGTCGCCTTGTACGTCTCCGGGCAGTTAGCAATGGCAATCAAATCACCGTCTGCATCAAACAGCCCAATTTCACGTATCCACCAACCACCGGCAGATTCAGGAATGATCTGCTCTGCAATAATCTGGCTGTCATTGTTTTTATCAACCGACAGTGAATTAAGCTGGGCGCGACGCACCTCGTTAATAAGTTTGGTTTGGGCCTGGTTTGGTGTAGGTGACACACCACCGCCATCACCCACGGCAAGTGAAGTGATCTCCAGCTTTTCACCCAGTGCCGCCATATTTGATAATTTAGCCGCCCCCAGATGGGTCAGCAGAGCAAAGAATTTAGCCGCCATTTGTTACCTCTATCGTGTCAATAATATGGATTGCACCCCCAGAAAAATAACCACCGCTCACTTCCACAGCTTCCGGCATATAGGGGTAAATTGTCATCACGTCACCGCCATAGCACCCTGCATGGGCGTAGACCTCTCCTGATACCTGCAAATTAATAGCTAGGCCGGTAAGGTGGCGAGAACAGGGTTTTGCATCAGCAATCAGGCGTTCAAGTTCAAGATAGGTTTCCTCGGTAATGCCTGATTCAGAAACGCCTATCTCTAGCTGAAATGTTCCGGGCACGCCGCCGGTCTGCCACCACTCGATCACCTTTATCAGGAATCCGAATGGCTCAACCACGCGCCGAAGCGCCGCAATAGTTCCCTTTTGGCGATGTACCAACCAGGCTGATTTGACTACCTGGCGTTTTGTTTGCTCTGACCAGCTTTTATCCCAGCGATCAACCGAAAGCGCCCAGGCTAAATACGGCAGGAGAGCAATTGGGCACTTATCGGGATTCCATAGCGTGCGCAGATCTACTGGAATATCCGTTATGCGCTGAGTACACACCTCCGCGCCGCGCATAAAGTCGCTGGCTGAAGGGGGTAACAGGCTTTTACTCATCCGTTCCCCCTCTGGTGATAGTCACTGAAGAACAGCGCGCGGCCTGGGTATCGCTGATCACAACATTAGCGGGCGGTGACTGAATCTCTACACGCTGCACCCCCTGAACATGTAACGCCGCCATGATTGCTGACAATGCAACATCACGACCTATGTTCCCCTGCCCTTCCAGCCACTTTTTCAACGCCTCTTCAGCCGCATCAGCGATGGGCTCTGATTCCGGCCCAGGGTAAAAATAGAGTGTGGCGCTGATGTCATAACTGATAATCTCCGCACTTTGGACAGTCAGCCGGTCACCAACCGGGCGCACGCTCTCATCAGATAAAGCCGCGTTCACGGTAGCGATCAGTTCGGCTGAAGCGGCGCCATCACCTTCAGAAGACAACACCGAAACAATGACCTCCGCAGGCGCAGGGCTTGATGCTTTAGCATCAGCAACCTTTCCAGACGCCCCTTTAGCAAAATGTTCATAAGCGGCGGTTGGCCCCGCTACGCTCAACCCTTCAAATGCCGCCTGTGCGCGTAAACGTAGCTTTGTATCGCTTTCCATTTCAGCATCAGTTGTGTCTGTCGCTTCAGTCACAATAAGGCGTTCTGTGTTGTTATTGGCTGCCAGGTTATCGAGATCTGTTGATGTTGCGTGGCTCAACATACACGCGGCAGCACCGTCATTTATAACCTGCCGTAACATCAATTCTCTGTATGCCAATACCTGAGCAATCACATTCAAAGGCTCTGATTCCAACGCCATTGCTGCCGCAATCGCGCTTTGCTGATCGGCTGGATAAGATGAAATAACTAGCGCCTTCACCTCATCCAAAATGATTTCATAATCCAGTGTTGCGATGACTTCCGGCGGCGGCAGTTCAGATAAATCAATTGTTGCCATTGTCTTACTCCTTCAAACTTATTGAGCCTGTCGCCGCCTGCATGGTTGTTGTAATAAGGCCACCGAGTTCAACACTTACTGCGCCGGACTTTGAGAAATTCACATTCACCTGATTTAAGGCGATCCGTGGCTCCCACTGAGTTAAAGCAATCACCGTGGCGCTCATTAGTTGTAATCGTGTTGTTTCATTCTGTGGCTCATCCAGCAAGTCAGGTAACAAGCTGCCATACGTGCGACGCATCACCCGCGAACCTAACGGCGTCAATAAAACATCTTTCATTGACTGCCAAAGATGATCGCTATCGGAAAGCGTTCCCGTTCCAGCCTGATTCATGCCCGTATATTTCGCTGTCACTTAACCCCCTGCGTCCAACTACCACCGCTTTTAACACCACCATGATCATGATTATCAACCTGGACGCCGTTTGAGGTAAGCGCGCCGCCAGAATGCGTAACGTCGCCAGCCATCTTGCCGCCCTGAGTGAAATCAAACGTTTTCGCGATCAGGTGATTAGTGCATTCAACTTCTGCCGTATCGAGCGTGATTTTCGTTTCTGCCTGAATAGTTGCCGTTTTCATGCCGCTGGCGGTCAGTGCGCTAACCTCCGCGTCATATTCGAATCTGGCCCCATCAGGCGCAGTAATAACCATCTGTTTCAGACTGGCTGACGGAGCATCATTCTCGTTGCTGTATAGACTACCCAGCAAAATTGCGGTTTCCGGGTTGCCGCCCATGCAGCCTAATAACACCTGCTCACCCACTGACGGTGGACACCAAATTTTAAAAGCACCTGCACGGCCTGTTTTCCAGCGAAGCCAGGTTGTTTTTAATTCTCCACTCTGTACGCGCACGCTTTTACCGTCTTTTGATATTTCTGCGACAATACCCACGCGTAACACGTTTTCCAGGAGTCTCATTATTTCGGCGCTCACCTTCCGGCACTCCCCAGGCTGTTAATGACTCCACTACGGATCAACGCCTCATCTGCTTTGGAAATACCCAGCAATACGCGGGGCGCATACTTAGCAAAAGCGCCTGGCCTAACCTGTTCACGTAACCCGTACTGATGGACGCGAGCGATACGCGCAGCCATTCCGCCAAAACCAACCTCAGCACCTTCAGTTGTAGCTTTCATCTTCATAAAGCGTGATGTACGCAGTTTCACAAACATCGGTACTTTGAGAGTGCGCGCCGCCTGGCCTGCCCGCGTGTTGATCTCGGTGTAACGCTCAATATCTTCTCGGTAGAATGTGCGGACTTCATTCCTATCTTCATCAAATCCGGTAATGGTTCGCCCGTGCTTACCGCGCCCACTGTGCCAATTTTTCAAACGTCGCAACTGCCCTTCCCAGATGAAGGCGATCCCCTGTTGCGTGCGTAGTTTTTTTCGGCGACGCGCAGGGTACTGGCTCCCGTCTGGGTTTCGCTGTGCGCGTATGCGTTGCTGTTGGCTAATGCGTAGCATCTTCCCGACAGTGCGCGCTGTTCGTGCCCGCCCAGCAGGTGATACCCCTGCCAGAATGTCTGCAAAATACTGATCCAGCACATGAACACCTTCAGCACTCATATAGGGTTACTCCAGGTGACATCTTCAATGATCCCGCTCCACTCAGGCGTAAGACGCGGGCGGGGTTCGGCTTTATGCTCTGCCTTCAATGTTCCATCATCATTGCGCGTGACTATTACGCGTTCACTGATAGGTAATTCAAAAAATAAGTCTGCTGTATCGTCGTTGTTGATCGCCGTAGTGAATTTAATATCTTTATTTTTTTCAGGATTCAGCAACAGTTGCGGCTGTTCCTGCCACAGCCAGACCATCAACGGCAGGGTAAAATCATCCAGATCCCCCGCAAAATTCATCACAAACAGGCATAACGTATAGCTATATACAAAATCAGCCGTATCACCGGATGTCTCAACATGCCCAGATTCAATAAACACGCTAAAGGCTTCAGGATTAGCCTTGCACCACTGGTTTGAACGGGTTAGCGCTTCACGCAGGGAATTTATTTTTAACATGTTGCACCTATCGCCCCAATGCAGCGCAAATGAATACACAAACAACAACCAGGTAAATCAGAGTCCAGACCGGATGGGCGCTGGCATATTCAAAAAAGTTCATATCATTCACTCCCATGATGCTGATGATTTAACCTTCAGTACGCTGATTGCTCGCTTATCTGCGTTGCAGGTATCCAGCGCATCATGCAGTTGATCGGCATAAATCGCGACCCCTCCCCAGGTGACCGGCGTTTTCAGTACCGGCGCAGGAGTTGGGTTAGTCAGACTTTGCGGCACTGGCTCGTGAATCAACCGGGTTTGTACTCTTATCTTTTCTGAGCAACCCATTACTGACAGCGATAGGCACAACAGCACCGGCGCATTTATCAGTACGCATCGCCGTGGAAATTTTTTCACGCCTGGTTTCACCTTCACTGTTTCGCTCCTGTTCTGCTTTCCTAACGCCTGCAACCGCTGCCTGTGCATGAGCGGTTAGCGTGCGCATTTCACTGATCACCGCTTCACTTTCATCAAACATGCGCTGCAATTTTTCTTCGTTATCGTCTGCAATGGCGCTCGCGTATCCTCGGTAATAGCCAGAGGCGAAACCACCAATACTGATGGCGATTAACCACAAAAAAGTTTTCATTTGACCTCCAGATCTCTTCGGCACCATGTCTGAAAATCAGCGCGTCTATTTGCTAATCCTTGTGACCGTTTACCAGCACTGTTCACAAAGTCAGTTAGGCGGTCACATACACCGCCCCAATTTTGCGCCTGGGCGTTTTTCCAGAGTGTTGTTCTCTGTTTGCGTTTGTTCTTATCCGTGAACCACATCAAGCCCGTACACCCCACATTGAGCCCGCCATCAACCATGCTTTCGAAGACGGATTGCGGCATTTCTGCCCCGTTAAAATTGCTGTTTATGCAATTTTCAGAATGCTGCATGTCATTGATCCAACGGCGGGCAATCTCAGCATTGCTGTATTCGCGCTTCTGGACATTGCCAGTTGAGCCTATCCCTACAGTCAGCACGCCAGCGGTACAGTAATAAGGCGTGTTGCGGCAATCCTCCCAGGAGGCTATTTTTTGTTGTGCTTCTGGCGACGTTCGCAATGCATCGGGTGACATCGACACACCCAGCGCGACAACCAGCGCAATCGCACAACGTTTAACAACCGCCTTCATCACCCATCCCCGCTTTGAGTTGCTTTAACTCCAGCCGCTCAACATCAGTTAAATCTCGGCTTTCAGCCAACGTGAGGATCTGCTCAATCAGTGCGTTGCGTTTTTCTTGAGCCTTTTCCACGCGGGCGCGGTGTACCCATGCGCGCCAACCAGATAAAACCCCCAAAACTAAGCCAGCCATGCCTAACTTTTCATTCCAGGTCATCACGCCAACACCCACACTGATTGATGACGTTATCCAGGTAATCCAGTCATACAGCCGGTGAAATGAATTTAACTCCATAGCTGCACCATCTCCTGTGCGGGCTGAGTGTTGATATCTGGCATCTCCACCGCTTGCCCAGCTTCTAAAAATATTTGACCACTTAGCCCCGGATTCGCTCTTAACACCTGCTCTGTGGCCCCTTTTGTGGTTCCGTAATGACGGTGACAGAGTTGATCCAGCGTATCCCCTTGCAGTGCCTTCACTTTCATCAACACAACTCCGCATAAATACGCGGCTTGCGCTGAATATCTGAAATACACCACCGAGCATCACGCCAAAGATCATCCCGCTGTAAATCCAGCGCGGCGGCGTCTTTGTCGCCTTTTGGCGTAGTATCGACATCCCTGTAACCTTCAAGCACTAGGGCGCGGGCAATGGCATAAACCGCACGGCGGTAGCGATGCACTTTCACGCTCTCGCCGTTCAACTCTACGGCGGGAACATCCTGCAACGCCTCATAGCCCAGCGCCCATTGATTGGCCTGCCATTCATCAAGCTGTTCGATAACATGACCCACAGCCTCAGTGGTGACGTGCATCAATCGTGTCGTAGTTACGCCACCGGTAATACGCGCGGCAAGGCGTAATTCCTTCAACTTGATAACGGGCCAGAATCTGCCCGCCGTGACGGTTTCATTACCATCATCAACATCAGTGACATCACCGCTGCTCGGAAACGGGCGCTTTGTTGCTACCAGGCTACTCATGGACGTTCCTTAAAAAACCAGGCGGTGGACACGCGGTGAAAAGACCCGTTATGGGCAGATCTCCGCGCGTGCCGCCTGTCGGACGGGCCGAAGTCGTTAAGATTCTTTTTTTGCTTTTGCTGCTTTAGCGGTTGGCTTTGTCGCTTTGCTCACGGTGCGTGGCTTTTTTGCTGTCGCTTTCTTTGCCGCCGGGGGCGCTGTGCCTGAGTCTGGTTGTTCTGTTGCCAGCTTTTTCAGCTCACGCGTGATCGCCTGCATTTCGCGTTTAACACCCGCGTTTGGGTTTAGTTCGGTGGCTCGACGAAACAACTTTAAAGCGTCACCTTTCGTCTCATTGTCGGACGTATTACGGCGTGCAAAGCCGCGCGCCTTGCAGAGTTTGGAAGATACTTCATCTGGCATATCGCAGCCTTCGACAATCTCAGCCACCTCATCCAGTACGGCGATAAAATCGGACAAATCAGCCCCGGCATCAGTTGTTGCAACATTCAGCGCCTGATTGCTGATCTCTTCAGCTAGGAATACAGGGGCGGTGCGTTTGAAATCATCACGCATGGTCAGCCCATGCATCACCACATAACGCCCGATTTTTAGCGCCAATGAATAGTCTTGGCAGTCAATCGCCCACAGCATCATGGTTGTGATCACTTCATCCTGGCGACCGCTGCCCCCTTCCAAAGTGCCATCAATCCAGCCCTGATAATTTGGCAACATATCGCGCTTTATCGCTGCTTTTGATTCGTTGGATTGCACCTGTTTAAGTGACGCCTGATCGAGGCGCAGCCGGTGCAAAATCTGCTCATGCGCAGTCCGTACAACGCCGTGTTGCTCGGCATTTTCTCCGCGTCGATCAGCCATCACTTTTTGAAAGTGTTTTTGCGCTGGGGTAAGCATTGTTTATCTCCGGTTGGCGGGCGCAGTGCGCCCGCGCTATCAGTTATGCGCCTGCGTGTTCTTCAGATTCAGGTTCAGCAGCTTCTTTTTCCGGGGCCGTGGCAAAAGTGATCCCATCGATAAAGGCAACTTTGCCGTAATCTTCAACAACGAATGCATCAGTAGAAGACTGGTAATTTGCTACGCGGTTGTACTGCGGTTCTTCAATAACAGAACGACGCAGAGAGCCCAGAAGGTAGTAAACCGACAGGTTTTTAAGTGACGTGATCAGCACGCAGTCATCTGGCATGTACGGCGCAAAATACACCGGCAAGCCACCAACTTTCTCACTGGAAACAATCAACTGTGCTGCAATCAGTTCACTGTTTGGGTTGGTCTGACTCAGCGCATTTAGCTTAGGGAAATAGCTACTGGTCAGTAGGTCAGCAGACATAATCACGACAAGATCAGGCGCTTTGCGCTGCCAGGGATCTAACAGGGTATTTTTGGCATCAAACACAGCGGCATCTAAATTGCCATAAGTGCCTTTGGCAGTGATTTTGTTATCTTCATCACGTGCGGTCAGCGTGACATTGCTAATGATGCGGTGTGACGCCTCATTACGGATTTGTTGCAGCCAGCCAACACCACAATCTTGTAACAGTGGATTGGCTACACGATCAGACTTTTCGGCATATGACGTACCATTTAAGCCAATCATGATGCGATCAAGGGCAATCTGACGAGCCGTGGACTCACTGATCAGCGTTTGGAAATTTGATTGCATAGACCAGGCATCCAACTGTGAATAACTGATGCTGGAATCATAGTTAGTCTTGCGGCAACGATAGTCGTTAGGCTCTTTTGAATGATTGTCTACCGGATTACGGCGTGAAGTGCCATCGCTGCTGTTGTTGGTATTGGCAATTGGGCCTTTACTCCCGATCAGGATTTTCTGGCCTTCCTGATTTTTCACCGGGAATACGTTGATTTGTTTTAGAAAATCATCGCTTTCCATTGACGCCTTTTCTAGGCGTTGCTGTACCGCAGGTTCAACGCTGAAGGACTTAGCGACATCGGCTGAGCGAACACCATTTAGATTGGCCTGGCGATCGATATAGCCGTTAAATAGTTCGCGGGTGCTGTTTTCCATGTATTCGATTCTCTTTTAGTTAGAAGTTGGCCTGTTCAACGCCGGAGTTACCACCCTGAGCGGGCTGGCGGTTGAAGGTATTGGCATCCTGTAGCGCCAGCGTTCCCTTCAGGCTTTCCAGATCGCTCGACAGCTTTTGAATGGTCTGAGCGTCTTCAGTGCGCTGGGATGTGAGTTCTACCACCTGATCAATCAATTCAGCCTGGGAGGTCGTCACGCTTTCAACGACTTGGCGCACCTGGCTGAATTGCTCGCTTTCGGTTTTATGGTTTTTTGTCAGAATCCCCATAACGCGGCTAAACCATTGCTTTCCTTCTTCACTGCGCTGTTCCGCCAGTTCGATAACTTCCGCTTCAATAGCATCAGAGAACATCGCGGATTCGCCCTGTTGCTTATTGAACGCTTGCACCTGTTGACGTTGCTGGGCGGCAAATTTAAGTCGCTCAGTTCCCAGGCTTGCTGGGGTATCGGTCATCGCGAGGCCAACAACATACGCCTTACCATTCAGCGCAAATTGCGGATGTAATTCGATACTGGAAAAAACTTTTTTCCCTGCATCAGTTAGCGCTTTCATTTGTGCTGAAGGCTCAATTTCCGCATAGAGCGCCGTGCGCCCAGCTAGCGGCCCATCGGTAATATCTTCAGCACTCAGCGCGGTCACGTCGCCCATTGCGCCAAAGTCACTGGTTGGATATGGCGAAAGATAATGCTCAACATTGACGCGGGCGCCATAAACGTCCTGGCTGTAGCTCGCCGCTGCATCACGCAGGTGATCAGGTCGGATTTCACGTCCGTCAACGGTTGCACCGGAGACGGCAACACGGAATTTTTTCCGGGTAGGTTTTGTGGTTGCACTCATGTTTGTTCCTGCCGTTTGGTTTCTGTTTTCACATGATGTCAGTTGCTAAGTCATTGTCTCAACGCGTTTTAGTTGTCAGAGAAAGCCCACACCCCAAAGAGCGGGAACGGCTATCGCGCGCGGGTTAATCTCTCCACCGAAACGAGAGGACACCGCATGATTCAGGACGCATTTGTAAGACTGAGGGCAAAGCAGCTTTACTGGCAGGGCTACCCGCCAGCGGAGATCTCACGCCTGATGGGTATCAGTTCAAACACGATTTATTCATGGAAAAAACGTGACGAATGGGATGAAACGCCCGCTATACAGCGCGTCACACAATCTATTGATGCCCGGTTATGTCAATTGACGGCAAAGCCGACAAAAACCGGCGGTGATCTGAAAGAAATGGACGCCCTCACCCGACAGATGAAAAAACTTTCTGACGGACAACCGGCGGAGCCATTCAGCAAAAAAACGCGGACGCGCAAAAAGAAAAATCATTTTTCAGAAGTGCAAATAACCGCCCTACGGGAAAAGATTCAGGCGTCTCTCGCTTGGCATCAACGCGGCTGGTTTGAACAACGCGGGCTTCGTAACCGCATGATCCTGAAAAGTCGCCAGGTTGGGGCCACCTGGTACTTTGCCCGCGAAGCGCTGTTGCAGGCATTGCGGGATGATGTAAAGCATGGCTATCAACGAAACCAGATCTTTCTATCAGCATCACGCCGCCAGGCGCACCAGTTCAGAGGCTTCATCCAGAAGATGGCAGAAGAAGTGGACGTTGAACTAAAAGGCGGTGACAAAATTATTTTATCCAACGGTGCTGAATTGCATTTTCTGGGTACTTCAGCCGCCACCGCGCAGAGCTACACCGGCAATCTGTTTTTTGATGAATTTTTCTGGGTGGGTAATTTTGCCAAACTTCGCAAAGTTGCGGGCGCAATGGCAACCCTGAAAGGGCTTACCCGTACCTATTTTTCTACGCCATCCAGTGAAAATCATGAAGCCTATCCATTCTGGACGGGTAAGCGCTGGAATGAGAAGCGCAGCAAATCCAACCGCGTCGAATTCGACACAAGCTGGAAGACGCTTAACAGCGGCGTGTTATGCCCGGATAAAACCTGGCGGCAAATTGTCACGCTTCAGGATGTTATCGATCACGGTTGGGAATTCACCGATTTGGAAGAAATTCAGGAAGAAAACGACCCGGATGAATACGCCAATCTGTACATGTGCGAATTCGTCAAAGAAGGCGATCCTGTTTTCACGCTCAACCAATTACTGACATGCGGCGCGGATGGTTACGACGATTGGCAAGACTGGAAGCCTTACGCATCCCGCCCATTGGGTGATCGAGAGGTCTGGTTAGGTTATGACGCAAACGGCGGTTCAGGTAATGGTGATAGCGGGGCTATCTCAGTCATTGCGCCACCACTAATCACCGGGGGTAAGTTCCGCACGATTGAAACGCGCCAATTACGCGGTATGGAATTTGAAGAGCAGGCCAAAATCATTGAAGAAATGACCTTTAAATATAACGTTCGCCATATCGCTATTGACGGCACGGGGATTGGTGAAGCGGTCTGGCAACTGGTTAAAAAATTCTATCCACCGGCGGTCTGTTTCATCATGTCGCTGTCTTCAAAGCGAACGTTAGTACTCAAAATGCAGCAAGTGATCCGCGCTGGGCGTTGGGAGTATGACCGAAGTGAACAGGCGTTAGTATCTGCTTTTAATGCGGTAAGAAAGATCACTACGCCAGGCGGTCAAATCACCTATGACACAGATCGCGCACGTGGCATCAGTCATGGCGATTTAGCCTGGGCAACCATGCTTGCCGTTATTAACGAACCAATCGGACGCGAGAACGGCGGCGGCGGCGGTTCCGTAATGGAGTTTTAATGAATACAACAACAAACGAAAGCGGCTTAACAATGCTTACTGATAACAAAACCGATATTGGCGAAACGATAAAGCGCGATCCGTCCCTCAGCGCCTTCACGTTTGATGGGCCTTACCAGGTCACCGGCGCACATGACCTACTCGATAATATGTACTGTGCGGATAACGGCAGATACTATGAAACCCCTGTTGACTGGTACGGCCTGGCTCGCTCGTTTGGTCAGGCATCGTGGCATCAGTCGGCGCTGTACTTCAAACGCAATGCCCTGGCTGGCTGTTTCATACCGCACCCACTGTTATCACGCCAAACATTTTCCGCGCTTGCGCTCGATTGGTTTGTATTTGGTAATTTCTATTTGGAAGAACGAAAAAACCGCCTCGGCGGGCGGCTTCCCATGCGTATCTCTCCAGCGAAATACACCCGCCGGGGAAGTGATCTGGATACTTATTGGTTTATACGTCAATGGAAAGATGAATTTGCTTTTAAGACTGGCTCGGTTTGCCACGTTCTTAACCCAGATATTCACCAGGAGATCTACGGAATGCCGGAATACATGGGCGCGCTGTTGTCAGCCAGTCTGTCACACTCCGCCGATATGTTCCGTAAAATGTACTATGAAAATGGCTCTCACGCTGGATGCATTCTCTACATTGGTGCTTCAACCGTGGATGATGAGAGCATGAAGAGTATTAAAAAAACGCTCACTGATGCACGTGGAAAAGGGGCATTTAAAAACCTACTATTACACGCACCAGGCGGCGGTAAAGATGGAGTGCAACTCATGCCCTTCAGCCAGATTTCCGCAAAAGATGAATTTCTTAATATCAAGTCTGTAACCCGCGATGACATCCTAGCGGCGCACCGCGTACCACCACAACTGATGGGGGCCATGCCTGATGGTAATGGCTCATTCGGTGACGTGGAAAAGGCCGCGCGCGTGTTTGCTATCAATGAGCTGATGCCCGCAATGGAAGCGCTGAAGCATGTAAACGACTGGCTTGGGGAAGAGGTGATCCGCTTTAAACCTTATGCCCTACTTGAAACCAGTAAATAACCCGGAAGCCGCCACCCGGCGGCGACTATCCACGCACAGCCACACAGCGCACCAGCGCAATTCTAAGCACACCTATCCTTAATCTCACCCCTACCCATCCCACACACCAAAAACGCCGCATTACGCCAAAAGAACGCCAATTTATCAATATTTGAGACCATCCCCCTATCCCCCCCACCGCGCGGGCTGTCCCCCCGTCACCTGCGCGCGACTTTCGCTTCGTTTTTTGTGCATTTGCCGATCTGGAGCCAGACCGCACCACCAAAGGGTAGAAAGTGCATAAACAGCATCAAAAAAATTGTGCAAATCTGTGCACTTTTGTGCATAAATCTATAGAGTCTACAAAGTACTTGTTAAAGCGTTAGCCCCTTAGTCGCCTCAAGAAATTTCATCTCCTTCTGTTGGTAGATTCCTCATATCTGTAAGTTGTTGCATCTCTACAGTATTTTCCTCATTCAATGTTTTACATTTACTCTCTGACAAATAATAAATATTAAATGATTCTCTTAACTCTGCATTTATATTAATGAATGCATCTATAGATGCATACAGAAGAGGGTTAACTCCTGTCAAATTAAATCTATCCTGAAAACTTTCTGAGTTTTCATTATTTATCTTAGTAATATAAACATCTACAATCTCTTTCTTACGCCAGAAAGAATAACACTCTGTTAAGTCCACGTAATATAAACCAGGGAGAGGGAAGCTTAACACACCATCCTTATCTGTCATCCTCAACCCTTTACTATAATGATAAACATCCACTCCATCACTTATTTTATACTCAACAGTAACAAGTTCCTTACCTTGCAGTTCACTAATATTATATAAATTCACAATATTATTTTCTTTTACACTAAGGCTTCCTAATAGTTTTCTAACCCATGAATAAACAGCAGATTGTCCATGATGACCTGCATTCATTGAATAATGCACTCCATCAACAGAGTTCAGAACCTCCCTCTTATCGATTAATGAAGAATAAATCTTTTCATTATCAAACTCTCCAAAAGATACGTCATTAAGCTTGATTATTTTTCCAATAAACCTCTCAAAAGAAAGATTAAATTCAGTTTTATACTTCTCAACTAAATCAGGCTTTAAATCTTCTTGTGAGATACCCTTGATTATAATCTTGTTTATGTTACTAACTAACTCTTCCAGTTTGGCTGTCAAGTTCTTATAATTACTATTAGTGAGAGCGTTAGCTGAAATTTTAGACATTAACTCTTTATAATCATCTCCACGTAAAAAATCTACAATTGACTTTATATCATGAGTATTAATTTTTGTTTTAGACAAAAACTCATCTGTATCACGTAAAAAAATTAGATTTAATCTATTTCGATTAAAGTCTGACGCACTCAAGATAATAGCAAGTGTTTTGTATGTATCATTCCTAATGGAAACCCAAGCCGCCTCACCATCAGAAACATCCCTCATAGATCGCTCAGCATTAAACATTGAGAAATCATCAGGAATCTTAAATAAAATATCATATGTTTCGCTTTTATAATAAACCTCGACTAAAAAACTAGCATTAACCCAAGATTTAATAAACCCCTGCAAAGTAGATATCTCATCTAAATTATCACTTTGATTTTTACGCACATGCTCCATTCTAATAATTAATAATGTTAGAATTTCCTTCACACACATGAGTAATTTTCTCTGCATGCTACTTAAATGCTCTCTTTCATTATTATTAAGATATTGCATTCGCTCAGTAATAAATTTAGTATTTAAATCAAAAGCTCTATAGTTTTTTGCAACTAAGTTTTGTGTTGTTGTTGAGATATAGAAATCCAAAAAACCCTCGTCACCCTCAGGTGACTTATACCTTGCACTATTCTCTAAATGAGGCGAAATCCCCTTGTAAAACTCATAAAAATACTCATGAGTATATATATATCTTGCAAAATCAATAATCCCCCTCAATGCATTCAAAGCATTGTCTGTTTTTTTCTGTTCATAGGACTTCAACAGTAATTTATCAAGGAATTTTACAAGAATATTGTAATCGACACAGTTTTTTTTACTTGATGAGCTTATTGAAAGATCTAACTTTTGTAACGTATGAACAAAGCTGACTCCAGAAGAAAGATCACCAAATGCATTAACACCAAATTCTAATCCCCATTCATTACCGGATAGCAACGCATTTTTTATATTTTGGATTAATGACTTCTCCAACTGCTCAAAGCGTTGAAATATATCAGTAGTGTTTTCAAAAAAAAGCGCATCTTTAACTACCCCCTCTAATTTGTAAATTATGGCGTCATCAACACATTGCTCTTCCGGCAATCTAATTTCAATGCTAGAACTTGTTAGCGGAGAGTAGAAGTTCAATCTAAAAACCAGATGTAAGTCTAGAGTTCCCCTTAACCTTCCGACTTCATCATCAATTTTTTGAAATTGTTCGGGAGAAAAGCCGGATAATAACTCACCATCTAATTCTGAGAATATATTTAAAGGTATTGAACGATAAGAATATGCATTTTCACTTTCAGCCAGATTTATTTTACTAGCAATAAGCTTATGGAAATCATCATTAACACTCACCTTCTTCAATAATATTGAATCGTATTCCAATCCAGTTCTTTTCAAATCCATAAAAAGCAATTCAGTAATAAACTCTGGTCTCTCTGTTAAATTATAAAGTCGATAATACATTACTCCATATGAAGTTATAAAGTACAATGATATTAACATTGAGGTTAAGTAGGCTATGAGTCCTGTACCAAAAGCCAGCAAAACAATCCCACATATCAAACCACTTATAGACTCAATGCTAAAATTGAGGAACTTATTTTCGCGAAGCAAAAGGACCCTGCATACAGATTCAAAACCGTGCTCAGAATACTCAGACACCTGTGAGACAAACACTCCCATGAAAGTGATAGATAATGCAGCTATTGTGCCATGCAAACTTAGTACGGTTCCCCATACCCCCATAGTCCAGTTCAAAGATTCGCTATTAAAAAATGAAGGTGTAATAAATAAATAGTTATATGGAACAGAAAAAAACTGAGAAAAAAACAGTCCTAAAAGTCCCAATGAAGTTATAACTAAGTAAAAGGATATAATTCTTCTAACCTCCCCAATAATAGGACTGAAGTTTATTTTCTTACTATTTATTTCTTGCACCTGTTCCCCCAACCATTCCAATTCATTACCGAGCGTTGACCCAATTTTTTTGACTAATTTCGCCTCATAAGTACTGCGAATCAGCAGTAGCACTACCAATGATACTTCCATTCTCACTAAATACTAATCATCTTGTCATATGTTTCATCTACTTCTTGCCCCTCTACTGCGAGATAACGCACATTGCAATACTTAACACACTGATAATGTCTACCTAATCTTATGCGAGATTCTTGCAATTACCTTCATTAAATTACGTGCACGCTCCCCATAACTAGGCTTACATTGCCGAATATTGCCATGGTGATCAGCACGATAGCTTTTCCCTTCAATATTAACAATATAACCATATGCCAACCGGTGTAATGCATGATTTGAAATCAGCCAGCCAATTGATTTGGTGAAACCATCAATCTTTGATATCAACTGAGCTTTATTTTCACCTTCCTCAGTTGGCTGAACAGCCATAGGCTTTCTCGATTGTTTCCTAAGCTGATGCAATAGCTCACGCCTTTGAGCTCTAGTTAGATCGTCTAAACTCTCCAAATTTAGATGTTTTTCAGTCCTTTTTTTTGCTTTTGGAACTGGTTGTTTTTCAGACGGACGGACAGTTATTGCCACGAGTCCAAGTGAGGGCGGAACCCCTGAAGGGCCAAGGTCAACCCCTGCGCCAGCTTTGCTGGCTTTAAGTTCATGGGCGCTGCTTTTTGATTTTTTGACTAACTTCCACGTTTCGCTATGGGTACAAATGCGAGAGTCATCGCCCAGGCGCGGCGAATAGACGCCATAGATACGCGGGCTTATCTCGCCGTAATCGTTCGGGGTTTCAGATAATGCGTAGGCTGTGCGGATCACATGCTCGTTGCGGGGTCGCATAACCCCACCTTGCTTAATGGCGTAAGTTGCAAAACATCCCGCATCTGCGGCTGCAAGCACATCATTCATCTGCTTATCTTGCAGAAGCTGAGCCCCTTTTTTGGGCTTAAGTTCACGCTGCAGCTGATTAGCCAACCGGCGCAATTCTCGATAGGTTTGACGCGATGGAACGCCAAAGAATTGAAACTGCTTAACCCTGTGCAAACTTGCCCAAGCGACGGCATTATCACTGTTATCGGCAAGGGGTTTACCCGTCTCTTTACATATGGCCGGTTTACCCGTTTTCTTGTCTTGAGCCTTATCCAGTGAGCCGCCACCAATATTTTTACCGATGTAAGTCGCGATATAACTCGCAGGTGAACCTTTTCTTTTAGTGACTGGCACAACATCAAACCGCGCTCTCACGTTCTTGCCTAACTCAGCACGATCCTCACGAATGGCAAATTCACGCATCACCTGAGTGATGGCGGCGCGATCTCTATGGCGCATAAAGCACAACAAATGCCAGTGAACCGTTCCGTCATGATGTGGCTCAGACACACGCACGCCATACCAAGGCAAGCACTTTCGCTGAAGCTTTTTCCTGATACTGGAAAAGACGTTAACCAGATAGTCACTGCTTTCACGGACGGTTTTTTCAGTCCATTTGGGGTTAGGCTTGCCATTTGCAAGCGTGGCGTGATACTTGGACGGGCACGTAATGGTATAGAACATGGCGTAATCGCCGCGCATTTCTGCCAAGTTTTGCAGCCCCTTAACGGTAGTCATCATTTCGATATATCGTAAATAAGGGTTGCTGGTACTGGACAGCATGACCTGCTCTAAATCAATCTTGAAACCGTCTTCATTTTCCAGCTCATGCATACGCATGAATTCAAGCGTTCGGCGGTATTGCTCACGCTGGCGTTCTATCGCATCGTGACTGGCATAGGCGGAAACATGTTTATGAACAAGGCACGCGGCGCGTAATTGTTCTTCCCGCCATTCATTGCGTAATCGCCATAGCTTACCTTTCCACCAATCAGCACAGCGCAGACGCAAGAACGCCCCCGGCAATAGGTCATAGGGGGCACGTTCTCGATGGCGAATATAGGGATTGAGAGAATCCCAGTAAGGCGGTTGTATACATAAGCGCTGCGCTTCAGCGGCGACCACGTGATATACGCGTAGAATCGCGTCGAGGGTATGGTCATGAGTAAGGTTAGACTCGACCTGAGCACAAAAAATCATATCCATATGCGCAGCCACCATTGCGGCAAGCGTCTGCACTTCGCGCTTGTTCAGCTCCGGTAAGCGCAAAAGCTCGTCTAGACGCTCTCGGCCTGCAATATGACGGTAGCCTATAGTCAGCTGTTTCTCTCTGACGGCTTCTAACCGCGACAATGCACTCTCGACTATTTCAGTCAAAAATATATTGGCTCGATGTTCGCCATGCTCTCTGCGTAGGTACTCAATCCGCTGCTGTAGTGGCTGGCGTATAAACTTTGGTTGCGCGTTTAAGTTAGCCGCAATCTCTAATAATGGACTAAGTCGTAACGCCTTTTTAGACTCCGCGAGACGGGCAAGATGCAAATTGAGTTCATTCTCATGCTCTTCGGACAAATCAATTTGGTACTGCCGCTTATTGATGGCTTTTTTTTCTTCTTCAGTCATGGCGGCTATGCGCATCATGCGCGAGACAGCTTCATCATGCTGGTAATCCGCAATCATTTTGGTGAGCGGAGTTTCTACATAATCCGTTTCATCCTGTAGCGGATTAATTGATTTTGCTGGAGCATTCCACGCATAAGGCCCAGTAAGCACGGATGTGCTTCCGGGGTAATCTGGTGGTGGGGTTGGGGCATATCGTCCGCGTATATCAGCCATTATCGCGCCGATCACTTGTCTGCTGGTTTTAGTTGAAGCTCTATCTCTGCATAGCAAAAAGGGCAGAAACCATCAGCTTCAGCGAGTTGCTTGTATGTAACCACCTTATTGCAAGACCAACATTCAAAATGGTCCACATCATCTGAGCCGGACAATACTGGAAGCTCAATACTCAAAAGCACATAGCCCTTAGCCAATGAGCTAACGTCTGCTACATCAGTGATGGTGCACCCTACGATAAGCCCCGAATATTCATGTTCTAAACTCCACTCTCTAAGGAAAAGTTTGTCGCCAGCAGAGAAATGACGATCGTTGCGCCTTAGCTCTGCTTTCTTCTTGCCACTGACAACTGACTCAAAATATTCAGGTAGTATCTTTAACTCATGAATTTTCATCGCGTTTATCTCCACCCTTTTTTTACTTGCCATAGGAAACCACCGAGTAATCGGCACCTGATTCAGTTGGATCAAACCCCATAAACAGAACGCGACGCTGAGGCAATGAGCCGATCACTTCTTTGGCTGTACCCCTCGTAGCTGTATTTGCACTGATAGAGCGATTTACCGTAATTTCATGTAAATCAAAGGGGTGATAAATTTCGCGTGTGGCGGGTGTATCGCTATTGGAAATCACGACTGGAAGGCCGAATTTTTTATTTACACCAATTAACGCCTTTACTAGTTGGCGATGCTGTTCGGCTGCAAAGGTGCCGCTGTGGTATTGGGTAAAATTAGCGGTTTTACTGGCTGGTAAATAAGGCGGATCGCAGTAGATAGCACAACTCACCCCTTCTATAACTTGCAGGGTTCTTTCGAATGGAGAGCACAAAAAAATAGTCTTTGTGTCGTTGGCTTTTTCAGCGAACTGGCGGATCTCTACTTCAGGGAAGTAAATGCTTTTGTACTTACCATAAGGCACGTTATAACCGCCTCGGCTGTTGTAACGGCACACACCGTTATAACCATGACGATTTAGATACAGAAAAAAGGCGGCGCGTTCTTCACCTTGCGGTAATGCATTAAATTTTTTACGGAATTCTGTATATGCTTCTTGCGTGTTACCCGCCATAAACATGGCACGAGCAATCGTGATAAATAACTCTGGATCTTTTTTTACAGCCCGATACAAACCGATTAAATCAGGATTAATATCTGCAAGGATATAGCGGCGATAATCCGTATTTAGAAATACTGACGCACCGCCAACAAATGGTTCAACTAAGCAATCAGCATTAGGCAAAAATGGCAGTAAATCTGGAAGGACGCGCGTTTTACCGCCTGCCCACTTGATGATCGGGCGGCTCATAACATTGGCTCCTTATCTGCTGTAAGGTGCTGCCAAATATGAGAAACGTATTGTGCCTGATGCACTGCATCAGCTAGGGCGTTATGGCGTTCTCCCCTGAAAGACATGTCATGCTTTGGATTAAAGCCAATGACTTTGCCTAGTTCAACCATTGTTCGACAATCGCGCTCGTTCCAAAACTTCCAGAGCGGCCCTTCAAGATCAGCGCGGGCATAAGCGGCACGTAAAATGGAACAGTCAAATGTTGGTGAGTTAGCCCAGACTTGTAATAAGTCTAAATCCTCTGGAACTGCATGATCAGTAAGAAACTTATCAAATTTACACAAGGCATCCCAAAGCGGTATTGCATCACTTGCTAATAGCTCTGCTTGCGCCTCGCGTGATTGCTGAAGCCACCACTTGAGCGTTGCAACGCTGGCAACAGCGCCGTTTAATTCATCGTTTTCAGCATCAACACGAACATAAAAGCGCGCGCCTGTAATTCCGGTTGATGGCTCAAAGAAAACAGCACCAATACTGGCAATGGGTGCATTGGTGTTGGTACCTAAAGTTTCAATATCAATCATGACGTGATTCATAAAGCGGCCTCTTAGAATGAAACGGAATTGTGTTGCGGTTGCGGCTGGTCTAATTCGCGGCGCAAAGCATCAATGAAAGCGATAACTGCGGGGTTGCTAGCGCTGAGAGTGAGTTCACCCTCATTGCATTTGATGGTCATTCCTCTGCGTGATATTTCAGGGAACATAATTCCAAAAATATGAGCGCGTGCTGTTGTGCTTCGAATGTTGTACATATCAAAACCCTTATTTTTGATGCACGAATCCTTCACCACTTATGCAGCGGTGAATCATTTTTTGATTCTGAAATTAATTAATTCGGTTATTAATTGGCTTAGGAAAATATACCCATAAGCCACGTGAACCATCGGCGCTTATTTCGTGGGGTGGACATAAAAGGCTTTCTGCAACCTTTTATAAATTGAACATCTGCAACTTTTGGTTGAAAAAATCGCCCGTCTGGTGTTTCGAGCCATCCGTGATTATTTTTGAAATGTGTAACCTGACAACCCTGCTTAAGCAGGCTGGCAAGCGATGGAGAATTATTGCTCATATTGAATACCTGCTACAGTTGTCTTCTGGCCTTGCGCTCAACTTCTTCTCGGCGTCTTTTAAGATCAAAAAGCACCTTTAATTTCTGCTCTCTGATTTTTTCACTACGCCGCCTAATCAAGAATTGAATGAAATTCAAAAACAGTACTGCAAAAATAAAAAGACCGATGATCATTTCAACTTTCATAATTTTCATCTCTTTTTAAATTATCTATTGTTTGCATTGCCTCAGCTAAAGCAAAGTCCCGCCCTAAATAGTTACCATCATTCGTAACGCTATAAGCTGTTTTTAACGTTACTGAATTTCTTGGGCACTTATGAATAGTAAACCCACGATATATATATGAGTGGCGGCTTAACTGAACCAATTGAGATTTCATTTAGTGTCCCTACTCACATTAAGAGCGATGGCTACTTTGCAACGCTGAGTGACTGGTACGCTTAAGCGCATTATGTTTGTTTCCAGTAGTGCGTCGATAGGTGGCCTTATCGCGCATCAGTCTGTCGATAAAGTTTTTTTCCTCTGGCGTAATAAGTGCTCTGCAGTGCGCAACAGCTTCCCAATATTCTTGAAGCATGATGAAACGTTTCGGGCGTTTTGAGCCAATCATGCCTTCGCGATGTACAGGCACCTGTACGCGGTCCATTAAGTTGCGTACGGATTTCAGAGTTCGCCCCGTCAGATATGAGAACTCAGCAGGAGTAACGTAAATCTGCTTTTGCAATTCGTCAGTGCTCATATCACGGATGGCATTGGCTTGAGTCGTTGTCATTTTGCACACGCGAGTTATGCGGGCATTGTCCAACGGGAACTGTCGAAAATATTGAGTGTCCGTTATTAATTCGATATCTCGTGATTCTCTCATTTGATAGACTCCATAGTTGGCCATCAATGAGGCTTGTTAAGTTCATTTATGGCATTGGCGACATAGTCTCTAGACAAGGTAATTATGTCATTTATGGGTAACTATATGGAGATCTCGTAATCATGTCAATTTCACAAGGTGATAAATTAGCGCTTATTCGTGATTCAGAAAGACTAACAAAACAGCAACTTGTTGATTTAGTTGGACTTAATTACACAACATATCATGGTTATGAAAGAGATAAATCACGAATGACTCTTGAGTCCGCAATCAAAATATTCGGGCATCCCAGGTTTCATAAGTATCAGGATTGGTTCATGTACGACCGTACAGATCCGAGCCGAGGCCAAATAGCACCGGCTCTCGCACACAATGGGCCCGAAAAAACTCAATCAGGCCACTCAGAGAAACAGACTGGGTAACAGTATATAAACATTACATTTTCACTATTTGTTACCAAGATAGTGAAATGACCGTTGGAGGGATTTCTTATGTCAGTTAAGAAACTCGAAGATGGTCGCTATGAAGTGGACGTTAGACCTCGGGGACGCGACGGAAAGCGCATCCGAAGGAAGTTTGAACGCAAAGCAGATGCACATGCTTTTGAGCGAAGCATTATTGCGAAGTACCAAAATAATGAGTATCTGAACCGCCCAGCAGACAAGCGTAGGCTAAGCGAATTCATTGCACTATGGTGGCAGCTCATCGGTCGCAACAAGAACTATGCAAATCGCCGTCTTAGCGCGATTAATTGCATTTGTAATGATATGGGTGATCCGATGATTTACCAGATTGATTCCAGAAGTCTCATTGAATACCGAGCTTATAGATTAGAAAAAGGGATCAAAGCATCCACCATTAACCATGATTTATTTGCGCTTAGTGGAATATTCAAATCAATGGCAGAGATCGACGAGTTCCACGGAGAAAACCCAGTTAATGCAATCAAGGCATTAAAAGAGCCCAAAACAGAAATGAGCTACCTTACTCAGGATGAAGTACAACGCTTGCTATCTATCGCAAAAGGGGACTACTACCGCATTGCTGTTTTGCTTTTGGCTACTGGTGCTCGTTGGGGTGAGGCGTATCAACTTAAGGCCGAAAACATTGTAGGGAACAGAGTCATGTTCACCATCACAAAAAATGGTGAACGTCGCGTCGTTCCGGTATCAGATGAAGTTATCAACATAGTTAAAGATCGTGAATCTGGGCGTCTATTCCGTGTTAGTTACATGAGGTTTCGCCTAAAAATGAAAGAGGCAAAACCCAATCTGCCAGATGGACAAGCTGCACATGCTTTAAGACATACTTTTGCAACGCACTTCATGATGAAAGGCGGCAATATTATTGCTCTGCAAAGGATTTTGGGTCATGCCGATATTTCACAGACTATGGTTTACGCTCATTTTGCTCCTGATTATTTGTTGGATGCAGTGAGCTATAACCCCCTTAGTGAAATGTCCACATTGCGTCCACACATTAGAGGCAATGAGAGGGTTTTAGGGGGTAGTTGA